GTCATTTACTTTTAAATGACAGAAAGTGCAGATCTTGTGGAGAGATCAAGAATTTGATAGATGGATTTTATAGAACAAGAAAAAATAGAGGTCCAGTTCTGTCTTCATATGCATATGAATGTAAAGAATGTACAATAAAAAGAGTAATTGCAAACAGAATGGTATCTAAGGTATTTGATAAATGGGAATATCCTGATTGGTAGATGTTCATGCACCGTTTCACTCTTCGAAAAGTATTTTTTAATAAATATTTTTTAGATAAACTGAGATTTAACGGAGAAAAACATGGCGACTCCTCAATTATCTCCAGGCGTACTCGTCAGAGAAGTTGATTTAACAGTAGGAAGAGCTGAAAATGTTCTCGATAACATTGGTGTTATTGCTGGACCATTTTCAATCGGACCTGTAGAAGAACCCATCGATATCACAACAGAACAAGAGTTAATCAATACTTTTGGCAAACCACTCTCCACTGATGCTCAGTATGAGTACTGGATGAGTGCATCCTCTTTTCTATCCTATGGCGGAATTCTTAAGGTAGTAAGAGTTGATGATGGCAATCTAAAGAATGCAAGAGTTGGTTACAATACTACCGCAACTGTAGATATCAAAAATTTTGATGATTACAATAATCAAGAGACTGGAAATTACCACTTTGCTGCAAAGACACCGGGAACTTGGGCAAATGGTCTTAAAGTTTGCGTAATTGATGATAAAGCAGATCAAATTATCGGTATTAATACTGATGATTTGGGTGCTGCTGGAGCTCAAGTTGGATATGGTATTACAGTATCTCTTTCTGGAGTTACTGTTGCGGGTGTTGGAACAACTTCAGAGTTTAGTGGATACTTAAAGGGAATTATTACTGGAGTATCAACAAGCACAGTAGGCAATTCAACTTTTGACGTAAAGATTGTATCTAGAGTATCTTCTGCTGGCACAGAAACTCAAATAGATTATGCCAAAGGTTCTAACCTTACTTCTATATCTGCAGATTCCACTTTAACCTTCATAAACAACTCTGGAGTTTCAACTGGAACTGGATCATATACAGCGGTTACATCTGTTGATTGGTACGATCAACAAACTCTTGGTCTAACAAACTCCACACTATTCTGGAGATCTATTGCACCAAAACCAGTAACGAATCAGTATGCAGCATCAAGAAATTCTAAAAATGATGCATTAAATATTGTAGTTATTGACGACACTGGAGCATTAACTGGAGTTCAGGGAAATATTCTTGAGAAGCATATTTCGGTTTCTAAAGCAACTGATTCTGTTTCTGGAGTAAATTCACCACAGAAAATTTGGTATAGAAACTACCTCGCAAACTTCTCAAATTATGTTTATTCTGGAACAAATTACTATACATCAACCGATTCGCTGAATAACGTTGTTCCTGTTGCAACCGGATTTACGACATACTCTGGTGTTCCTTCTGCATCCTTCACACCTCTCGGTGCTGCAAGTGGTGGATGGAATCAAGAGGCACAGGGAACTGTATTTAATGCAATAGGAAATGTAACCTTTGAGCTTTCTGCAGGTGCCGATTACTCAGGAAATGGTGCAAAAGCAACTCTTGGTGCATTAAACACTGCATATGATCTATTTGCAAATTCAGATGAAATTGAAGTTGATTACTTGATTTGTGGTCCTGGATTGGAATCAAAAGAAGATTCGCAAGCAAAGGCAAATAAACTAATTTCAATCGCAGGACAAAGAAAGGATTGTGTTGCAGTCATCTCCCCGTATAGATCTTCTGTCATTAATATAACAAATACCACAACACAAACAAATAACATAATTGACTTTTTCTCCCCACTTTCATCGTCATCTTATGCAATGTTTGATAGTGGATATAAGTATACCTACGATAGATTTAATAACCTCTTCCGTTATATTCCTTGCAACGCGGACATTGCCGGTTTGATGGCAAGAACAAATGTGACCGCATATCCTTGGTTCTCGCCTGCTGGCCAGCAAAGAGGTATTTTAAATAATGCAATTAAACTTGCATATAATCCAAATAAGGCACAAAGAGATCTTCTTTACGAAGAAAGAATCAATTCAGTAATCAATCAACCTGGAACTGGAATTCTACTCTTTGGCGATAAGACTGCACTTTCATATGCATCAGCATTTGATAGAATTAACGTTCGTCGTCTGTTCTTGACTGTTGAGCAAGCACTTCAAAGAGCTGCTCAAGCACAACTTTTTGAATTGAACAACCAAACTACAAGAGCTAATTTTGTTAATATTGTTGAACCATATCTAAGGGATGTTCAAGCGAAAAATGGAGTCTATGACTTCTTGGTTATTTGCGATCAAACAAATAACACTCCAGATGTAATTGATAACAATGAGTTTAGGGCAGACATTTTCCTAAAACCAACAAGATCAATTAACTATATCACACTTACATTTGTTGCTACTAGAACTGGTGTTTCCTTCGAGGAAGTAGCAGGTAGAGTTTGATTATTAGATAATTAATCACAAACGGAGGTTTAAAAAATGTCTACACTCAGAACAATCACCGGATTTAAAGAAAGACTTGCTGGCGGTGGAGCAAGACCTAATCTATTTGAAGTTGAAATTCCAAATTTCCCTACAGAAATACAGAATTTTTGGAACACAGGTGCTGGTCAAGAAGCAGAAACATTTAAGTTTCTCTGCAAAACAGCAGCTCTTCCAGCATCTAATGTTTCTCCAATTGATATTCCTTTTAGAGGAAGAGTTCTAAAGGTTGCTGGAGATAGAACATTTGATGTTTGGACCGTAACCATCATTAATGACGAAGATTTCAAACTCAGAACTGCTTTTGAGCGTTGGATGAATACGATCAGCAAACTGGACAATGCAACTGGAGCAACAAATCCTTCATCTTATATGACTGATGCATATGTTCATCAGTTAGGTAGAGGTGCAGGAACTGTAAATTCTACAAATAACTCTAATGATCCAAATGGTGCAGGAATCACCCCACTAAGATCATATAAGTTTTATGATATTTTTCCAACTAATGTTGGGGCAATTGATCTTTCATATGATAGTTCAGATACTATTGAAGAGTATACAGTCGAATTCCAAGTTCAGTACTGGACTGCCGGAAAGGGATCCGATAACTCAAATGATGCGACCTCTGTAGAAATTAGTTAATAAATAGTAAAAGATCAATTAGTAGTAATACATAATGGCAAAACTGTTTGGTTTTTCAATTGAAGATTCTGAACCACTGTCTCCAGGTGTGGTCTCTCCAGTTCCTCAAAATAATGAGGATGGAGTAGATCATTACCTGAGCAGTGGTTTTTTCGGTTCCTACGTTGATATTGAAGGTGTATACAGAACTGAATTTGAATTAATCAAAAGATATAGAGAGATGTCACTTCATCCAGAAGTTGACAGTGCAATTGAAGACATTGTTAATGAGGCAATTGTATCAGATACTAATGATTCTCCAATTCAAATTGATTTGGATAATCTAAATGCAAGTGATGGAATCAAAAAGAAGATAAGGCAGGAATTTAAATACATTCTGGATCTATTAGATTTTGATAAGAAATCTCACGAAATTTATAGAAATTGGTATATTGATGGAAGAATTTATTACCACAAAGTAATTGATTTAAAAAATCCACACGAAGGAATTAAAGAATTACGTTATATTGACGCAATGAAAATGCGTTATATTAGGCAAAATAAAAAGAAAGATAATAAAAATTTACCAATTAATACCCAGAGATTTGGAAGCGATAATCCAATGGATTATGATTTTCCAGAAATTGAAGAGTACTTCATTTATAATCCAAAAGGTAATCAACCAACAGGAAACATAAATTCAACTGGTCCTGGCCAAGGAATTAAAATGGCAAAGGACTCAATAACTTACTGTACTTCAGGTTTAGTAGATAGGAATAAAGGAAATACTCTCTCATATTTACATAAAGCAATCAAATCTCTCAATCAACTTCGTATGATTGAGGACTCTCTTGTTATCTATAGATTGTCTCGTGCTCCTGAACGCAGAATTTTCTATATTGATGTAGGTAATCTCCCAAAGGTAAAGGCAGAACAATATCTGCGCGATGTTATGATGCGTTATCGCAACAAACTTGTATATGATGCAAATACTGGCGAAATTCGTGACGATAAAAAGTATATGAGTATGCTTGAAGATTTTTGGCTTCCTCGTAGAGAAGGTGGCAGAGGAACTGAAATCTCAACTCTTCCTGGTGGACAAAATCTTGGAGAAATTACTGATATTGAATACTTTAAGAAAAAACTTTATCGTTCATTGAATGTTCCACCATCCAGAATGGATGGAGAAGGTGGGTTTAATCTCGGTCGCTCATCTGAAATTCTAAGAGATGAATTGAAATTTA